GAGCATGTCTTTACAAGAGAATTCCTCAAAAAGGCTTTGAATACTGAAGAGTTTGAATCCAAAAAGGGATGTACCGAGCCGCTCAAGCGCCCTAGAGTATCCGGAGACAGACGCCATAATGCTGGTATCATCAATTCCTTCCCAGTCTGGCGGTGTAAGCCCCTCCATATCCGCCAGTTGTTCAAGAACGAGGAGGTCGAAGTTACTCCCATTATGGTAGATCTTAGTCTTACTGATATCACCCAGCAGACCACAAACCATAGGTAAATTAGGATCAGGCTCAGGAAAAGCTTCAAAATAAAACCCCTCTTCTTCAGATATATATATTCCAATTCCGATTGCAGTGTAATCATTTAAGCTCACCGTTTCAAGGTCTACTGCGAGGATTGATGCTTGTTCTAAGCGTTCAAATGCTGTGGATTCATCAGGGCCACGGTAGTAATAAGTCATTTCTTAGTACATCCACATTCACTTAGCCAACCCAAATACCAATATACTTCCTGGCCACATCTTGTACAAATATCTATAACATAGGATGGAGGATTACTCCAAAGTCCATAAGCAAGTTTTTGTATATCTTCAGGAGCTTCTGATATTCTACCCTTCATTTATCAAGCCAAACACGAACCTTTTGTTCCATATCTAGATCATCAGCATAGGCGCCATCATTAGCGGTCTCACGATATAGAGATTGGTTCTCCACATACTCCTCATCCCACCTGTGTAATTCACGTAAAGCTTTAGCTAGAACTGTTTCAATAGTGTAGTGATCCACAAAAACTTTACAACTTGAGTGCATACCTGGGCTTCTTAAAGTGTGCCAATCAAGTGCATCTCTTTCTGTATGAAGTATAGAAAGTGAGCCATCACCTATATAGATTTTATCTCCGCCTACTTTATCAAATTCATAGTCGGAATTTTCTACTAATTCTATAGCTTTAATTAATAGCTGTTTAGTCTGATTGTCATTGTCAGCAAAAATAGCTACCCATGTGCCATTATTAGCCTGTTTAATTGCTTCCCGAAGCATTCTGGTAGTACGACCGGTTCGTCTCAATCCATCTTGATTAGTCATCTTACCCTCCGCTTAGTGCTGGACATCCTGGTACATGTACACAGTTACATTTCTCAGCTGGAAGGATGGTAGCTAATATAGCATACACTTTTGCCTTTTGTAGCGTAAGTGCTGCTTCCTCATATCTCTCTTCGTCAGCTTTAATGATATATTCTTCCGCTTGTCTAATAAACTGTTCTCTTAAAGTCATCTTATTCTCCTCATTATAATAATGTCCTCATCAAGTACTACATCTACACCTAAACCTTTATTCACATTAGCTGCGAGACTTCCAGGTACCTTCCACTTATCTAGGTTATATATCTCACAACCAAGATCCAATAGTGTCCTAATAACTGTTTCGATGTAGAGTATTCTTTTACCAGCTCTAGTCCTATCTCTATGAGTGACAGTAATGGTACCTCCAATCTTCACTGATTGTACCATTAGCTTATAGACTCTCTTCATAATCTGTACGTAGATAAACTCCGGTTGCTTACCTATATTCTGATTTTCAGAGGTATACTGCATACCCTGCTTACCAATTTTATCAGTCAGCGCAGCAGATTCAGCTGCTTTTGCAAGGTCATTTCCGTAAGGTGGTGAGGTAATTATATGGTCACAAGGGAAAGGCATTGATAGCATATTATCCCCTCTAATAAGCATGGTATTAGTAGTTACTCCGAAGGTATGACTCAGCGATTCCATTGAGGCTTCAATAATATCTTGATAGTACTTTTCAATTTCTATCAGGATGACTTCACGACCTCTAGTAGCAGCCAACAGAGTAGTCCCGACGCCACCGAAAACATCAAGAATGCGATCACCGGGCTCACTTACAAACTCCACTATGTCTAGAAGAAGATAAGCATTCATCTTTGCAGGATGAGTAATAATCCTCTTGATTAAATCCTCATCGAAGAATTCGGACCTTAGCTTCTTATCCCGAGGATATACTAGCCAGCCCTCCTCAGTCCGCTCCCGGTTAGGTGCGAAGGTCTTTCTCTCAGGTGTCATCAAATTAACTTCGATCCTACTCCAATAATAACAAGAGCAGCTAATATACTCGTATATAATAACCAAGGATAATCTTCAAAATCTCCAAATACTAATTTCCATCTAATAGCCCACATAATACATAGCACTATAGTTCCGATACCTAAACCAATTAACCCTCCAATTAAAACTGTCATAGTAAATCCTTCTTACAATGTGGACACTTCCCAAATGTATTTATCTGCCTAATAAATTCTTTCCTACACTCCTCAGAACAGAACCTTTGCCTATCTCGTGGAGTATCAAATTCCTCCCCGCAGAATGTACAAGCTTTAGTTACCTTCTCTTTAGGTATATATTTAACTTTCATTCTTTATTCTTGCAATCTCCTCATTCCACTCATAGCCACAATTAGGGCATACATTTAGTTGTTGGGTAATTTCCGTTGTGGATGTTTCCACATCATCCCGGTAGTCTGGTATCACCCCGTCCGGTATGGGCGCGTAATGAACGTTGTGTACGTCGTCAGACACACCCTCGTACCGCGAACACAAACAAACGTACCCGTATGAATCCCCCTTTTTATTCCTGCCAAGATGCGAACAAGTTTCATTCTTCTTATCGTGACTTCCTATATAACCTCCGCAGAGGCAGATTCGAGGTTTATCTATCATAAGGAAGTCCTTGTTATACCATAAATAGCTCCAGCTATAATTGGTATCCACCAAGCAATATATCTCTTAAACATCTGTTCTACCTATCCTTTGTAGCATTGTAGTAGCCATCTTTTCTCCTATTCCATGTACTTGCATAAGCTCTTCCGGCTGCGCACTAAGTACGTTCCATACGGTAGTAAACTTAGCTATCAACGACTCAGCTCTAACCTCTCCCAATCCAGACATAAGGCCTATCAGTTGTGATACCTGCGGGTTAGGACTGAATGTTGCTTTCTTATAATACCTATTAAAGGTCTTATGCTGATCCGGAGTTTTCTGATCCTGCTTATATGCTTGAGCTATAAACTGCATAGTCAATCCAAAGTTCCCGGTTTGGAAGACTTCTAAGTAGCTACTAGCATTATAGAGCCAACTGTATACTCTGCTAATTCTAGTACCTGACCTGTACCCAGACCTTACCCAGACGTTCTTTCTTTGTTTAAGCGGATAGGTACCCTTACTATCCACATCAACAAAGCCCTCCAGTATGAAAATCAATCTTGCGTCCGGCTGATTATGCATGTGGCGGCGGAGTTGATCTTCTACCGCATCTACATTAGCAAGTATCTCACTCCAGGTTTTCCTCTCCACGTTAGTCCAGCGACCAGCACTATCCTTCCACCTATAATCAGCCCAGCGGTCTACATTAAGTGAGCTAACCATATAGGGGATATCAGTTGTGGATATTAATTGAGCTGCTTCCTTTGGTTCGTTTACGTCTATCTCAAGCATCAGAGGCTTCTTGAATTTCCTCGGCTGCTAGAACTTCCTCCCAGTCCGTTGCTTGAGCTATTTGAGCACAAAACTTACAAAATAAATAAGTTGCTTTAGGTGTATTATCGAGAACTGATAGTTCATGGTTAGCTTGTCCTATAGTTTTCATCTCCATAACCATACCAACCTGGTTTTGGTTAGAATTAACTACAGAAATCTTACCTACTGGATTAGTCATAGGAACTAACAAAGCTCCAACCAGTCTTTGTACAGGACAAATTTTGGTTATATCACTCACTGGCTATCTCCTCAAGCTCTTTCCTTTTATCAAATGGTGTTCCATGCCAATCAGCTTCAAGCATACTCACTAACATATTCCAAGTCATACCAGGAAGTTTGTTACCTTCCAAGCCTAAATTACTACCACATTTACAAATTTCGCTGGAAGGAACTCCTTTTATCTTTGTATTTCTTATCCTTATATCTATAAGCCTATTAATATCTCGAACCCCATCATGTTCAAATTTCCCATTAGGCATACTATCCTTAATTCCCTCAGAAGTTACTACTGTCTCATAAACAGGCCGAAGGTGATGAACCACTATCATATTCTTCTTTAATGCTTGAGCGAAGGTAAAGAGTCTTCTAATCTCTCCATCAGGATGCCCGTACTCTATTTGGAGCAGTTGCTTCCGAGGTTTCTTTTCCTGAATTTCTTGCAGGTACGCATCACACTTGTTTTTCCTAAGTAACGTCATGGTATCAATTACTACTGTCTTTACCGCAGGATCCTGTACCGCCTTAGCAAAGATATTCATAAAGTATTTCCACTGTTCCATGTACCCAGTCAATCTATCCGGATTCATTTGGATAGGCGCCGGCATCTCATAGATGGTTATATCATTTACCTCATACCCGATCTCATTTGGATAGGATACTACTTCTATATCCAGTCCCTTAAAGTGCTTCTCATACTCAGTTCCATAGATAGCTCGTTCCGTACCCATGTCCAGGCTGAATCCGACTATTGGTAAAGGAGCGGTATAGGCGAATGTGGACTTGCCCGTGGCTTCATCACCTTCGATGCTAATAATCATTAGACACATTCCAAACATGTCCTACATAGTTTCCATCATCTAGAAAGAAGCTACCTAGATATTCACCTTTAGAAGTAAGCTTACCTTCAGCGTTGAAACTTTCTGGAGAATCTTCCCCAGTCATTCTTGTTTCAAGAACTATTGTTTTTTCCTTCTCTGCATCAACATCAGCTAAAAACCAAATATAAGGAACATTTTTCTGTTCTCTTACAAATAGCGGTCTAAAATTACCGGCTGAGAAGGTAATAATACCAGCTATAGCTACTGATCTTTTATGAATTTTCATTAGAATTGGTCCTTTCTTAAATCGCAGATAATTTTGTACTGACAGTCCTTACACTCCCATTCCTGATTCCACTTAAAGCTTTCCGGAGCTTCTTTATCTTCAATTGCTTTATCCCAAACCGCCTTTCTAGACTGCATCCAGAACCAATGGTCATCTATCTCATCCTGAGTAAAAGTCAGATGATAGACCTGGAAATCCGCCTGGATGAGATACACCACGGCTAAATCTACTTCCGTATTTCCAGTGGCTTTAAGATAGCTTTTCACTTGAGCCATGTAGCGCCAAGGAAAATCTTCTTCCAGATGCCGCTTTTTACCAGCCCTAGTAGATTTCAATTCCAACAGTCCGTGGTCTAAGCTATCCACATGCCAGTGGATACCTTCAGTTTTACCGTAGGTAGGAATCCCCTTACGTTTAAGCAATAGTGCTCTCTCCAGCCCGAGACCTACAAAGAAGAACACCTTGGTTTTTGTAGTCAATGGTAGCTTCTGAAGGTTGTCAAAATAACTTTTAGTAAGGCAATTAATAAGATCAGTTACTGATGGATGCATATCAGTGCGGTCTTCATCAATCTCCTCCATTAACTCGTCGAGGAGATCTTCCGTGAGCTGGTCATTGAGCTGCATCTTCAAGTCATAAACCTCCAACATCTAGAACAGTGCCAAATATGAATTCCTTCACCTAGATCAGGATTCATTAGTATTCCTATCCAACGCTTATCCTCTTGCGTATGTACGTTTAGTAATAGACAGAGTATTAACCTCTTCATGTTATTCTAGACAGCCTTCCGCAACGGTGACAGTGAAACATTGAGTGTAAACCTACCTCTTCATCCGTATGTCTATTCAGCAGTACACAAAGCAGCAATCTCCTCCACCGGCCATTAAGTTGCATCTTCACTGAGTAGTTAACCTTTCGCATCTACGACAGTAAACAATGGACTCTCTACCACCACCATTTAGATATCCTATTTGAAGATCATCATGCTTATTCAGTAGTATACAAAGTATCAGTCGTCTCATTTTCTTCTCCTTGTATAAATCAGGCGGTCTGACTTTCACAGACAGTAGCTCTGTAGCGGGGGGCCTTTTATCCTCAGAAAAACTTGAGGAGGTACAGCTAGCGCCCGACTGATTATTTAACCATGCCTTATTTTACTAATTGTCAATTGAACAACAGCCCAAATACCAGCAACAGTAGTAATACCTATCACTATTAAACCACTAGCTATAACTATAGCATCAGCTATACTCATTACTTATCCTTTCGGCTTATAAACATTAAGGTTGACTTTAATACCCTGAATATCAAGCGCCCCTTCGGTAGTAGCTACAATAGTAGTCTTCCCAGATTTGCTCGGTCCAAGGTCTTTGGTAGTATCTACTCGAATAGTGAGAGTACCATTTTCAAGTTCGGCTTGTACATTCTTAGACATCAACTGTCTCCTTTAAACCTTGTACCACCTCATCAACTGAGGTTGTAAACTTCTCATCAATAGCTTTACGGTATTCTTGAATACCTTCAGCCATTTCTTTCATGATAGTGATAGCTTCTGTTAAGCTAATCTTAACAGACAAGTTAACAGTCTCTTTACCATACCCTTTAATGTCTACAAAAGTCAGCTTAAATCCTGTAGCTTCATCAGCTTCCTTACCATATGGTTTATCTAGCTCTACTTTAAAACTCACAATATTTGTCCTCTCTTATACTTTATGATAGACGCCATCAGCGTCTACAGTCAATTTCTCGGTATCAACAAGCATAGGCAATAGTTCCCTTTGTGCCATCTTCTCTACCAAATCCGTATGACCTGGATAGGATTTAATAGGCTGGTCAGTGAAAATCCAGTTGGAAATTTCTTCCTTGTTCTTACCATCTGAGTTCTCAACTACCAGCTCCATCAGGCTGGGCCCACTTGAATCAGTAAATCCCTCCACACTTACCAATTGCCAAGCTTCTCTATCCTTCACTTCAAACTTACCAGTATCTTGATTTATTCCTGTAAGCGGAACAGTAGACAAGGCCCACTCTTGCATCTTCCCAACTAGAATATTAGGCGGTGTCTCCATACCAGCATAAGCTTCTAAAGGAACTATTTTCCTAAATGAGCTAGTCATAGCTGCCCAGCGGGTATTAGCTGCTCTTGACATATTGAACCTAATATTAGCAATAGGAAGAATATAAGGTTCAACTGATCTAATCACGGTTACGTCGATGAAATTAAAGGTAGCCTGATGACTTTTCCTATCATCAAACTCCTTAGTTTCCCATTCAATGTTGCTTAGCTCACCCTTGAAATGAATCAAAGGATGTACATAGCCCTCCGGCTCTTCTACTGATACCGGAAACGGCGCCTCTGGAATTTCAGTCATTATTTATCTCTTTCTTTTCTTCTCTTAATTTTTTACGTTCGTATTCTTTTTGAGGATTGTAGTTTCCTGTTCCTGGCATCCAGCGCTTTATCAGCTCATTAGACCAATCATAAGGTATCCTCATTAGTTCTAGAAAGTCTACTTCTACGTTTTGTCTTGAGCGAATAACATCTCTCATGTATCTTTGATTACCTGGAGTTCTTGGCTTGCCAGTCTTAGCTTCAGGTAAATCAAGCGGTACTCTTTTAGGAGTCATTTCTCCTCTGCGGTAATGTTCTACATCTGGCTGTCTCCTGTCTCCAATTTTTTCAGTCATTTTTTGATATACCTTCCCTCTGCTTTCAGTTTACAAATAACACAGGGCTCTGTCTTGATTACCTTGTTACCGCAATCAGGACAGATATGAAACTCATTTTTAAGCCAGCATCTCATACACTGGAGTTTCTTATGTAGCATGCCGTTGAGTGGAGCAAAGAACTCATAGTCACACCAGACACACTCTAACCAAATTCCCTCAGTCATTGTCTCTCCAGTTGAACGAGTGTCCGGCCTGATAACGAAACTCTCCCTCCCCTAACGCGGCCTTATAGAAACCGCATTCGCATTCTTCCTGTCCGTCATTCCAAGCGGGACACCACTCCCCTGAGTGGTAGGCGTTTTCCTTAATCCACGTCCTTAGGGATGTGATGGTGGACTGCTGAGCAGTATCAATTTCCTTTTCCAAAGACGTAAGCAAGGCTGTCGTCGCACCTAACCATTCATCTGAGTCATACCCTCCTGGCCCGTACAAGGCTGCCTCTAAGTCATTACGAGTTCGTAGTGCTCGCTCTTGCAGCGCTTCGATGTCCGGCTCTACGGGTTCATCTGGGGGCTGGGGGGATTCATCAGGCACGCCGGAAATCTCGACACTTCCGTCAGGCTTGTGGTTTCTAAAGAATGGCATTGGGTTGCTCCTCTCGGTATTCAGCAGAACTGGGCACTACCCAATCGTCTTGGTCACTCATGGGGTTGTTTCTCCCTCTCGTCTCGTTGAAATTCTTCACTCCACCACTGACCCGCCTGCTGCTTCGGCGTACATGGGTTGTCTTTGCGCTCTTCTAGCAGCCGGTGGTAGGGACGACCTTGCGGTACCCCAGTGCCGAGCGCTTCCATGAAGGCATCACCCCAGCACTTCTCACACATAGCCATCACTCCCCCTCCCCCAGATGACATTGGCAGTCGCATACCCGAAGTTTGCGTTCCAGTTCAGTGATGGTGGCTCGCTGGTCGCGAATGTAGTCGACGGCCCTGTCCATCACGGCTTCGTTCACTGCTCGTAATTCCAGTATC